CTAATATATTGCCGACAACTGATTCGGCTGTGTCAATGATTTCTGTTAATACGGCATCAGAATATAAACTTGAACTCACATTGTTTAGTGCAGATCGTAATTCTGCTGGTGTAATGATTGATGCCATGTCTTACCTTTCGTGTGGTGTTACCTGGCAGGACAGGGGTCTAACCTGCCAGGCAACTCTTGTTCGCTAATTAGGCGACAGTGATGTTTCTGAATGCTGTTGGATATTTTGCACAAGTTGCAACATATCCGTAAATGCCAATTTCAACTTCGCCAGTTGAAACAACATTTGTGCGCAATTGGAATGCACTGGATTTGTACATTGTTGCTGCATCAGATGAGTAAATAACGCCTTTAACGCCAGTTCCGGTGTCAAAGTTTGGATCAACAACAAGTTGCAATCCTGCGATTGTTCCTGCTGTTGAGCCTTGGGTCATTAGACCTGCTGCGTTTTGTGGTGCTGCTGCTGCGAATAGTGGTCTTTGTGAACCATCTACTGCTGCAAGTAACTCTGCAAAGTTTCCTGTGTCTGCAAGGAATCTGTTTGGAGTTTTGCGAAGTACTGCATATGAATCTGCAATACCATCAGCAATTCCTGCGTATAGTGTTGCGCCACTTGATACAACTGCACCACTTAAACATTGGGTTGCTGCATAAACATCTGCTTTTTGAGCCCAGTTCGCAGCAAGTTGTCTTAAGAGAATATCAAGGTATGCAGGATCGCTTCTGTCAAGAAGTTCAACTGATACTTTGTTTGCGCCAGCAATTTTCACAACATCAATTTCTTTTGAAGTAATTGCAGTATCGGTTGAATCAAATTCAACTGCTTCTGCTGTTACTGCTGTTGTGGCTTGTGCACCTAGAATTGGTCGGTAGAATTTCATTCCACTTGCAGGCAATACACCTTGTTCAAGAGAATCAGCGAATGGCATTGAGTTGTCAATGATTCCGATTAAGTCTCTCAAGTAGGTTGGTGGTACAACGCCAATGTTTTCGGCTGTTGTTGCTGCATCAATTGTTGCAATTAAATCGCGTGCATCATTGTTGCCTTGCATTGCATTGAATTGTGCTTTTGCATATTCGCCAGCAGTGATGTTTGTGTTCACTCTTGGTTTTGCATAAGCAACTGGTGCTGATACTGCTTTTGAGGCTTCAACTGCAACTTCTGGCGCAGTTTCGACCACTGGAGTAACTTCTTCAGGATTTCCCATTGAAGTGACCTCACTTTCGGTTTGGTTTGTTTGTTCATCACTTGCGCTGATTGCAGTGACTTCTGTTTCGTCTGCTTTTTGAGCAGCGACATCTGTAATTTGTGCTTCAGCAAATGCTGGAGTATCAACAACTGATACTTCCAAGATTGATGCTGATGTCACATAAATTTCATCTTCTTTGTTTTCGTATTGGTCTATTGATGCACCGATTGACAATCCGGATTTTAAGCCGTCTTGTGCAAGTGCCAAAATATCGTCACCTGCTGATGTGCGTGCAACTTTGAATTTGCCAATAATTCCAACTGGTGTAATTTCATGACTTATCATTCTGCCACGCACTTTGTTCATGTCATGATCTTCAAATAGTTTGACATCATTGCCAAGTTTAAGTGAACCTTGTTCAAATATGACTCGACCAAAGTTTGTTAAACCGGGTTTTCCAAAAGGCACTATGATTCCTGTGATTTCTCTTTTGGATGTGTTTGCTGTTAAAATGTCGCTTGTAAATTTAATTTCCATCATCTCACCAAATCTTCTTCCATTCTTGCCTCATCTACTGTAAGTACTCCAAGTGGGATTAACTTGGAATAAACATCTGCTCTTTCCAATGGATTACCTCTTAAGAAGTCATCCAAGTCATATTCAACATATTGTGTTGAAACTGTTATGTCATCCATTGACAGTCTTTGTTCAATTGCTGTTAGCAATGGTCGAAGTGAGAAGTCCAAAAGTGCTCTGCGTTCGGCTGTAACATTTGAGTATGTCATTGTGTTTGTTGATGCATCAAGATAATATGCCGGAATATTCATTAGCCTAGCAATTTCTTTTGCAAGGTATTCGCGTGCTTCTGTAAGTTGTAGATCGGCTGCATTGAATCCAACTGATTGCATATCAACATTGTCACTTAAAAATGCTGTGCCTTTTGTTTGTCTTGCTTGTTTCCAAGCGTTTAAGATTGCTGTTGCTTTGTTTGAATCCATTGGAACATTTGCTTTTAATACAACACTTGGTGTTGGTGTTTCAGCATAATTGAATACTGCTCTTTCAAGTGCTGCTGCTGTTCTTAATGTTCTGCCACCACGATTCAAAACACCATCTGGATCAATGCCAGTAAATTGAATCAATGATCCGACACCATTGTCTGGAAGTCTTTGTGCTTCTAGTTGGTAGCCGATTACTAATTCACCGGTTGAATCAAGTACTTGTGAAACTCTTGGTGCATCAATCCATCTGATTTGTGATGGTCTGCCTGTTGCTGGATCAAGTTCTTTAATTTGCCAATATGCAACACCATGAAACAACAAATTTTCTGCTGTCATGCCGTAGACAACTGCTGTTGGCATGTTTTTGTCTGGCTGTGAAATTATTGTTGGTGTTGGTTCAACTCTTGTTTTGTCAAATTTTCTTTTAACATGTAATTCTAAACTTGAGGCAGTACCGACAATAATGTTTCGGCCTCTTGCGCATGCAGGTACACTTAGGGCTTCTCGTCTTGTTACAAATGTTGATGTGACACCATCAAAGCCTGGTGAGAATAATGAAAGTGGTTTGTCCGGGAATACATAAGGTGCAATTGCTGCTTTAAGTTGTGGCTGAATGTATTTTGAGTAAATTCCCATAGTCTCGCAATTATCTCATAGTTGTTGCTTATATCATACACTGTCCGAGATACCGGTGTGTCAATTTATGACACTAAGATATCGAATTCGCCAGAGTGTTGTCTTTCAGTTGCTTTGTGTATTGAAAGCATCATTGCAATTGCTGCTGTGGCATTCTTTCGTCTTGACACATACCATGATCCGGCTTCTGTTGTTTTCTTTATGCAAGCATTGACTGATGCTGTTAGTTCCGGTTGTCCACCATGAGTGATTCTGTTGCCTGCCATTGCGCCTAGGGTTTCATCACATGCTTGGTAGTATTTTGACCCGGTAATGATTTCAGCATTTATTGATCCCATGCGTAGTTTGGCTGCAACACTGTCGCCACTGAATTTGTTTAAGATGATTGCTTCTGCGTTGTATTTTTTTGCCCATTCGGCAACATGGCTGGCAATTTTAAGATCATCAATTGCTGTTTCATAGTTTTGCAAATCCATAAGGCCAACTGCGATTGATTTGTCATCCATCATTTGTGATCCAACTATTGCAAAGCCTGTTCGGTCTGGTGATATTTCAACACCAATCCAAGTTGGTTTTCCTGGTGTCAGTTTTAAATTGTTTTGTTGGCAAGCGTTCCAATCCCCTGCGCTCCAAGGTGATTGAATTGTATCTACCCATTGACAAAGCATTTCTGTTGCAATGATGTTTGGATTGTCGTTCATTCTTGATTGCAAAGTATCTTCCGTAATGGTGTGACCTAATGATGGGTTGGCTTGCACCCATCCTTTTCGATCTGCAAGTTTAAGTCCTGGCTCTGCTGACCATTCCCAGTAGGCAATGTCATCATCTGTGTTGTTTTCAATTTTGTGCATTGCCCTGGCTCTCAATTGGTTGAGCAATGTTGAAGTTATGTCACCAGCGTTTGATGTAATCCACATTGATGGGTGTTTGGCAGCCTGCATGGTGTAGGCAAGGGCAGCAAAGCCATCTGTGGTTTTGTGCATGCGTGCTTCATCAAGATAAACAGTGTTTGCACTAAGTCCACGCGCTGCACCAGGTGTTGGTGCAATAATCTTATATCTGCAACCATTCTTAAGTTCAATTTGTTCCTGACCATTAGCCCTAGTGATTGCTTTAACTTTTGAAGATAGCCAAGAATGACCATCAATCATTTCAACAACTGATCTAAAGGTTTCCAAAGCAACATCACGATTTTGTGCAGTAGCAATCTGCAACTTCTCATCCCACAAAAACAATCCTGCAAGTATCCGAAACTTTGTCAGCGTAGTCTTACCATTTTGCCTTGCAATAACTAACAAGTTTGTCTTACTTATGAAATCACCATTAGGTTTGATTTTGCAACCATCAAGAATCACATATTCTTGCCAAGGCAACAAAGGCATGCCCATTTGCTTGGCTAATTCAATGACCTCATTGCCTTTAGTTTGGTTTGTTGTTTGTGTGGTCGATATTCTCGGAGTTGGTGACCCGATTAGATTTGATTGCATCTAAAGGTGAACCTCCCTCAACAACTTGTGGTGTTTCATTACGACCAAACAAT